TGATTGGGATAGACATTATGAAAATGTTATACTACAATATAATAATAAATGGTCTTATCAACAACGACAAAGAGATTTCGCCTTAAATAAAGTTAAAGAATGGGATATTGCTATTGACATTGGTGCAAATGTAGGTTTTTGGACAAAAGAGTTATGTAGTAAATTTAGATTTGTTTGGGCATTTGAACCTGGTAGAGAAAATTGGGAGTGCTGTCATAAAAATTTAGAGGGCGTAAAAAACTATCAATTAGAACAAGTTGCTATATCAAATATTGAGGCTGAGAATGTAGAACTATATAATACAAGTAGCTCATGTGGTGATATGAGAATAAAACCAATAGGTAAAAAGGCAAGAGTTATAGATTATGTTGACATGGTTCCTTTAGACAGTTACTACCATGAACTTATGCCAAAATACGCAGGTAAAGTTGGTTTAATTAAGATAGATGTACAAGAACATGAGAAAGAAGTTTTACTTGGTGCAAAAAAAATATTAGAAGAACATAGTCCAGTTATTTGTATAGAGCTACCGACTAGAGATGAAAAAGAAAAAGAATATAAAGTTATATGTAAAAATATATTAGGTAATTTAGGCTATCGTGAAGTAGATAGTTTTAAAAAAGAAACTATTTTTATTAAGGATTAGTATGTGTGCAATTCATGGTATAGTTGATGTAAAACCTGAATTAATGGTGAAAATGGTTAAGGCTGCTCATCATAGAGGTCCTGATGGTAATGGTATATTTGAAGATGATTATATAACACTAGGTCATAATTTACTATCAATTGTAGGGCAAGTAGAAGAAGGAAAACAACCTTATCATTATGAGGATTGTGTTCTAGTTTATAATGGTGAAATATATAACTATAAAGACCTATCACATAATCCTAAAACAGATACAGAAACATTAGCAAAAGGCTTGAAAAAAGAAGGTTGGGAGTTTTTAAAAAAATGTGATGGTATGTTTGCTCTTGCATTTTATAATAAGACCACCAAAGAATTAATTTTAGCAAGAGATACAAACGGAACAAAACCATTATATTATGGTTATCTAAAAGATAAGCTTTATTTTTCTAGTGAGATAAAAAGTTTATTAGAATGTGGTTTTGAAAGAAAAATATGTAAACAAGCATTAGGTTTATATTACAATCAAGGTTATGTGCCAGGTTATTTAACAATGTTTGAGGGTATTAGAAAGTTTGTACCTGGTGAGGTGTTTGTGAATGGTCAAATGCAAAATTTATTAGATTATTATTTACCACAAGTTGATAATTTAGATATAAACCATGTTAAAAGAAATGTACAATTAAAACATAACTATTCAGTAAAACAAACCTTAATGGGCCGTAGAAACATAGGCCTATTTTTGTCAGGTGGTTTAGATTCAACTTCAATACTTTACGAGATGAAAGAGTTAGGTGTAAAACCTAGAACATTTACATCTAGTTTTGCTACAACAGACCCTAAATCTAAATTAAATCAAGATAGTGAGATTGCAAAAAGAATTTGTGATGAATGGGGTATCGAAAACAATATGCTCTATCAAACACAACAAGATTATGTTGACGCATTAGAAGATACCTTTTATGCGTTAGAAGAACCAAGACAAGGTAAAAGTTTTCCTACTTATTATAATATGAATAAGTTTATATCATCACACGATATAACTGTTACTCTTGCAGGTGATGGTGGTGATGAATTGTTTGCTGGTTATAAACATCACAAAGACCCCGATTGGCGTGGTAAATTAAAGATGTTAAGAATTAATAATAGACCTTTAAAAAATCCAGAATTAGAATGTAGTTTAGATGACCAGATGGCATATCTATTAGAGTGGTTACCCATAAAACAAATATTAAATAAAGATAAATTAAATGACTTTTTATATGTAGAAAGTTTGAATGCCTTAGCTGAGGATTTTTTAGTTAGAAACGACAAGTTAGGCATGGCGTTTAGTATGGAAGGTAGATTTCCTATTTTAAATAAAAGATTAAGAGATTATGTTAGAGCATTACCAAGTGAACTAAAAATTGATATAGATTTTGCTAAGAAACCAAAAAATAAACATAAGTATTTACAAAAGAAAGCTTATCAAGGTCTATTACCTAAATACATTTTAGAACATAGTAAAACAGGCTGGCGTTTTCCAACAGATGAAATACTAATAGGTAGAATGGACCAACCAGCACCTGATAACGGAGTTTTAAAAGATTATATAAGAGAAACTTTAAACAATAAAGAACTTATGGATATTTTTGAATATGATATGACAGATGTTGAAGATAGATATTTAAATAACAGAGAACATAAAAAGAATATTAAAGGTGTTGACAAGGCTGGTCCAGGTCTTAAATCACAAAAAGAATTATTTTGTACTCTTAACTTTGCAGTATGGAAGAAAGTATATGGTATGACATTATGAAACTAATTACAATAACTACCTGGAATAATAAATTATATAAAGAATATGCTCATAGATTTGAAGCGACTTATAACTGGTCATGGCCATATACAGTTTATAATGAAGATGATGGTATGTATGACGCAATACCAGATTTAAAAAAATTTGTAGAAAGAAACAAACATAGACCAGCAAAAGACTTTTTACAAGACGCAGTAAGATTTAGTTATAAAGTTTATGGTTATTGTCATGCTATACAACAATATAGTGATTATGATTTTGTCATGGGTGTTGACGCAGATAGTGTATTTTACCACCCTATGCCTGAAGATGTGGTAGCTAAAAAACTATATAAAGAAGATTGCATGATGACCTATCTAGGTAGAGGTGGACAATATAGCGAATGTGGTTTTTTAGGTTTTAATATGAAACATCCTGAAATACATAACTTTGCTAGAGAAATGGTAAGAATGTATAATAGTGATGACATATATAAACTAGTAGAGTGCCATGATAGTTTTATTTGGGACCATGTTAGAAAAAAATTTGAATTAGAAAAAGGTGTAAAAAATAATAATATAGGAGACCATAAAAAAGCCCATGTTCAAGCGAGGTCGGTTTTAGGTATGTATTATGACCATACAAAAGGGCCTAGTAGAAAGTCGGCAGGTTTTAGTGGTGAAAACCAAATGGTTTTAAGAGAGGGAAGAAAATGATAAATGTTTTTATTGGATATGATAGTAAAGAAAAGGTAGCATTTAATACTTTAAGTTATAGTATATTAAAAAACTCAACTAAACCTGTTGCTATCACACCAATATATTTAAATAATATTAAAGATGATTTTGTAAGAGAAAGAACTGCTTTGTCTAGTACAGAGTTTTCTTTTAGTAGGTTTATTATACCTCACCTTATGAACTATCAAGGTTGGGCATTATTTATGGATTGTGATATGCTTATGGAGGCCGACATTGCTGAGCTATGGCGATTGCGTGATGATAAGTATGCCGTACAAGTTTGTAAACATGATTACACACCAAAAAGTAAAGTAAAGTTTTTAAATCAGGTACAAACAGTTTATCCTAAAAAAAACTGGTCAAGTTTTATGCTGATGAATTGTAAGAAATGTAAAACACTTACACCTGATTATGTAAATAGTGCTAGTGGTTTAGAGTTACACCAATATAAATGGCTAGAGAGTGAAGATTTAATAGGTGAACTACCGTTAGAGTGGAACTGGTTAGCTGGTGAGTATGAACAAAAAGATGATATTAAGAACATACATTTTACAGAGGGTGGTCCATGGTTTTCAGAATATGAGCATTGTGATTACTCAACTAATTGGTACAAATACTATTCAGAGTGTTTTCAGATAAGATTAAAATGATAGACGGATTTGAAACAAGAGAGAATACAGATATACCTATAAGAGCATTAGTAAAAAGTGCTAATGGTACTTTATACAAAAGACCTGGTGCAAGTGTTGACCAATACGAAATGACTAAATGGGATTATGATTTTAATTTTACAAATCCTATAGCTGTGTTTGGTATGTTGCGTGGCACAGGCCAACTGATAGAACAATGTAGTAGAGATGAACAAGACTTCTATTACTTTGACCATGCTTACTTATTTGGTAATAAACATAATCCGTCAAAAGAGATTGGTGAAAAAATATATAGATTAACTAAAAACTATTTTCACATAAGAGAAATAAAAAAATTAAAAGCAGATGATTATAGAAGAATACAAAAATATAGAGAACATATAAAATTAAAACCATGGAAATATGAGGGTGAATATATTTTATTCATACCACCTAATCCTCATGTAAAAAATTATTATTGGTTTAATAATAATTGGGAAGAACAAACATTAAAAACAATTAAAAAAAATACTAGAAAACCAATTAAGATTAGAACAAAAGAAGATACAACACCACTAGAAAAAGATTTAGAGAATGCTTATTGTACAGTATCTTATCAATCTACCGTGGTAATTAAATCTATAATGAGTGGTGTTCCTAGTTTTTGTGATAATTCATCAATGGGTTTACCAGTATCATTGACAGATATGACACAAATAAAAGACCCTTTATATACACCAGAAAGAGATTATTGGATAGATACATTATTAGCTAATCAATTTACAATGTCCGAGATAGAAGACGGCACAGCATGGAAATATGTAAATGCAACATAAACAACCATTAGATTTTGGAGATAAATGCGCCTTATTTTTCACAATGAGGTTAAGGTGGTTTGCAGATACATTTTTTGCAAAAAGATACGGTCATAGAGCTGTTGTATTAGAAACAGTAGCAGGTGTACCTGGCATGGTGGCGGGTATGTGGAATCATTTAAGAAGTTTAAGAAGAATGAGACCAGACGATAGAGGTTGGATTAGACAATTACTTGAAGAAGCTGAGAATGAGCGTATGCACCTTATGATATTCATACAAATTGCAAAACCAAACAGATTTGAAAGATGGATGATTATTATAGCACAGGCTTTATTCTGGCATTTTTATATGTTTTTATACATATTCTTTCCTAAAGTTGCTCATAGAATGGTAGGATATTTTGAGGAAGAGGCAGTAAAATCTTATACACAATATTTAAACTTAATAGAATCTGGTCAAGTTAAAGATATTCCAGCACCTACATTAGCAATAAATTATTACGGTTTGAAAAAAAATGCAACATTGAAAGATGTTATTATATCAGTAAGACAAGATGAAAGAGGCCATGCTAGAGTAAATCATAATATGGCAGATATATTAAAAAGAGCTAAGAATGTTAAAAATTCATAAATTAAAATGGCAACAATGTTTATCACACCAAATTTGGCCTTATATAGAAAAAGGTTGGAAAGATGATGATAGAAATATACACTTCTTTTGGGGTTTAGGTGGCGCAAATGTTGAAGAAATTAGAGAATGTGAAAGATTAAAAGAAGAATGGTGGTACATAGATGTTGGATATTTTACTAAACAAATTACTAGATATCCTAACCCTATAATACATGATAAAGATAGAACATATTTTAGAATTGTAAGAGGTGGAATACATACAGGTGGTGGTGTTGCAGCTCCTGATGGTAGAAGATTACGAGAGCTAAAGCACAAAGAAATAGATGTAGAATTTAAAGGTTGGTATACAGGTGAAACAAAACATATTTTAGTTTGCCCCTCATCACCAACTGTAACATATCATATCAATGGCATATCACAAGAAGATTGGATAAATCAAATTGTTGAGCAACTAAAAGAAAAAACTAATAGAGAAATAATTGTAAGAAATAAACCTAGACCTGGAAATAAATGGTGGGATACAGATATAAAAGAACAATTAATAGATTGTCATGCCATAGTTACTAATATGTCATTATCAGCTATTGATGGTTTATTAAATAAAGTGCCGTCATTTACTCATCAAAGAAATGTGGCCTCACAAGTTACTAGTAGAGATATTACAAAGATAGAAAAACCATTTAAA